TTAAGAGCTGCTCTCCATTTTTTTAATCCTCCACCTGATTTCTTTGTTTTAGACACCTTCACTTTCTTCTTAGATTTGTAAGAAACAACACCTTTCCTTTTTACTCTTACGATGTCCTTTTTAGTAAGACCTCCACTGGTTCTTTTAGCAAAACCTTTATAAACACTAGCTTTTCTACCTATGGTCTTAATAACTTTTTTTCTTTTAACAACACGTTTTCTTTTAACAACACGTTTTCTTTTAACACGCTTCTTTCTTCCGTAATTTGGCATAATACTTATTAACAATAAAAAAAAGTGAAAAAAAATATTGATAATAATTAAATGGTTAAAAAAAGAAAATTTGGAATGGCTAATAGCCAACTTATATATAAAAAAATGATCAGAAAATCATTAGCAGAACAAGCAAAAGAATTTTTAGGATTAAAAAAATTAAAAAAACTAAGACATTGTATCCAATACGCGGACGATGAAAAAAAAGGAGATACGTTTGATTGTAAAAGATTAGAATTTAAAAATTTCCATGATTATAAAAGATACAAACCTAGTGATTGCAATAAGGACATGGTTAATTTTTTTGTAAAGGGAGTAGGCTCTAGAAATAAAGGAAAAACTACAAATAAGATAATCCGAGAAATGAATAATGGTAATTGTGTTTCCCCTTACGTTTTTAATAAATTAGATTCTAACAAACCCATAGAAACTAGAGAAGAAATTTTTTTAAAAAAACAACAAAAACTTGTCCCTAGGATATTAAATCCTCAAACAAATTTAAAAGGTCTTTTAGTTTATCATGGATTAGGTTCCGGTAAAACAGGTACGTCAATTATAGTAGGAGAAGCTTGTAAACATATTTCCACCGATAGGGTTGATATTACAAAAAAATCTGGAAGGAGTCATAATAAAGTATTAGTTGTTGTGCCTGCCTCTTTAAAAGAACAGTATAAACAAGAAATTCTTGGAAATTTAATAAGTAGGTATAAAACCAGAGGTACAACAAATATAAAAGAAAAAGAAAAAATCATAAAAGAGATAAAAAAATTTGTAAAAAACTTTAAAAAAGAAAAAGATATATTTCCTGATAAACAAAGAATAATAAATTGTTTTAAAATTAAAGGTAATAAAAAAATTAATAATAGTTTTTCGAAAAATGTATTAATAAAAATAAAAGAAAAATATATTCCACAAGAATATAATAGTACAAATTCAAATGTAGCTTACAATGAAAAACAATTCCAAAATTGGGTTGAAAATAACCGTTTACAAAAAGTAAACAATACTTATAAAGTAATATCAAGACAAACTTTCATGAAACATTTTTTAATTTCAAATGAAACTTATAAAAATGGTATGATAAATAATAAAACAGGAACTGGGTATTGTATAAAAAATTTTTTAAAAAAACCTAATGGTTTATTGATAATAGATGAAATTCAAAATTTAATAAGTGAAACTGGTTCTTGGTATAAAAATTTAATAAGAGGAATAAAGTATTATTGTCATCCTACTACTAAAATATTACTACTAACAGCTACTCCTATATATGATAAAATATTCGAGCTAGGTTTAACTATAAATTTATTGAATCCAAGAATAAGATTCCCTGAAAATAGGGTTGATTTTGACAGATTATTTGTTGCTACTTCAGAATATGAATTAAAAGATGAAGAAGATAGAAATAATAGTACAGGTATTAAAGAAAGAAAAAGTATATTTTCAACAGAAGAAAGTAGAAGAGAAAGATATGCACAAACTTTACATAGAGACATACCTCCAAGAGAAATTAAAGAAAGATTTGATTCTCTTGAAAAATTTTATAAAAAATTAGTAGCATTTTTATTACAAATAAGAGAAAATGCTAAAAGTGGTTTAATATCAATTGTACATTTAATAGATGATATAAAAAACGAAGAAATAAAGAATTTTATTCAAATATTAATAGGTCGTGAAAGTGATATTGAAAAATTAACTTTTATTACTCTTTTTTATCTTTCTGACTATTTGAAGAAATTATTGGGATTAAACGATTATCGTAATAGTGTTATCAAAAATAAAGATTTATTTGAATATATGTGTTCAGGTTATATTTCTTATTTTAAGGGAGGTAATCCTTTAGGATTTCCTAAAAAGATAACTAAAATAATAGATTGTAAAATGTCTGATGTTCAAGCTAACGCTTATATAAGTATAGTTAAAATGGAAGTTAAAAAAAATAGAGACGCAGAAGCTTCAAAAAAAATTAATCCAAATTCTATGCAACAAGGAACATATTTTCAAAAAGCTACGATGGTTTCTAATGTTTTTTTGACTCATACAGCACAAGCACAAGATGAGAATAAAAGAAGAAAAGAATTAATAACAGAAATTTTGAAAGTACCAGCCCTTAGTAATGAATTAAGAGAACAACTTGTTACAATGTCTGTTTATGATCTAATTGATCTTCTTGTAGAACTACAAGAAGACGTAGACAATGTACATGAACTACAATCAAAAGAAGAAGAAAAAAGCGAAAAAGATGACGTAGAAGAGTTAAAAGATATAGTAAAAAAAGGAAGTAAAAATAAATTAAAAACAATATTAGATGAAAGAAAAAGAATGACAAAAGATTATTATGAAGCAACTTTAAAAGTTATAAGAGATGAACTTATGGGGATAGAAAGCTATAAAGACAAAATACGAAAAATACATATTTATAGTTGTAAATTCGCAAGAATGATTGATAACATTTTAATCGAAGAAAATGGAAAAGGAAAGCACTTTATTTATAGTAGATTCAAGACTAGAGGAGTAGAATGTTTAAGTTATATGTTAGAAGCATTTGATTATAAAAGATATGATGAAGAAACTATTTCAGAATTAAAAAAAATGATGGAAAATGACGATATTCCTACAAAAAAATGTTTTGTTGTTTGGTCTGGAGATATTATGAATAAAATTGAGTTTTCAAAAAATTTTAAAAGTATTTATAATCATCCTAAGAATAGAAAAGGTGAATATTTACAAATAGTTCTTGGAACTGAATCTATTATGGAAGGTGTTGATCTTAAAGAAGTTAAATATGTACATATAACAGAACCATGGTGGAATGAATCAAGAATGGACCAAGTTATGGGACGTGCTATAAGGTGGAAAAGTCATATTAAAATGGATACTGATGACCAAAAAGTCATTATTTATCGTTATTACGCTTTAACTCAACTTCAAGCAAGAGATTTCGCACCAGACATTAATCCAATTGCATCAAATGCTTTACAAACTACATTAACTAACGATGCATTACGCCGTTTAAATTTAAATCCATTTCAAACTGGTCATGTAAGAGAAAATATTAATTTTGCTATTCATCAATTAGAAAATCCTGACCCGATTTCCCCTTTAGCTTTTTCAAGTATTGACCGTTATGTCCAGAGAGTAGCTGAAAAAAAGAAAAGATTAAATCAAATGTTTTATAAAAGTATTAAAAACAGCTCTATTGATTGTTTATTCAATAAATTTGGAAATACATATAGATTAGAAACAGAATTTTATTATAATTCAGATAGAGATTTTATAGAATATTACTATGACCCAACTGAACATAAATATTATAGTAAAAATAAAGAACAAGAATTTACTAAGGAGATATATGGAAATGAAGTAGAAATAAAACCAAAGGAAGGAGGAAAAAATACATTAACAAATATTGAAAACAACAAAGAAATTTATTATGAAAACATAGAATGTAATTCTAGTACACAAACAGGAAAAATATTTGAAGAATTTTTTAAAAACAATAAATTTTATCATTTATTAAACACTGAACATCATAATAAAATTAAAGAAATAATATTCAAAATTTATAAGGAACTAAATGAGACTGAAATAAATAGAATTAAAATAAAATTACAAAATTGTTTAAAAGAAAAAGTTTTTATAAAAAATCCAGAAGCAAACACGAACAATTTGAATAAAATATTTAGACAACAAGATAAAAAAAGTCCAAAAGCAAAAATAATAGAAAATATTATTTTAGCTTTAAGAGATAGAAAAAGGATGAAGAAAATTATAAAAAAATTTTTAAGTATCGATAATTATGACGAAATTTCACAGAATCGTAAAGACGAATTTGAAACAAATATTTCTAAGGAAATTGAACAAGATTTAGAAAAATTTAGAGTAAAATTATGGCAAATATCATCTTTGACTTATCTTAAAGACCAGGAAAAATTTTTAGGTATAGATAAAGAAGCTGATAAATCTTATAAAAAATTTATTCAAAAATTAAATAAACAAATTGCAAAAGAACAAGGACCATCTAACAATTCTATAACAACAAGACCAAGAAGAAGAATAAGACCAAGAGGAAGAATAAGAAGAGGTCCCACTCAATCACCAGATGACACATTTGGAAATACTTCAAATTTCGATCCAAATGCCCCAAGTTTTGTTCCGGGACAAAATTTCGATCGAGATGACCATAGGAATTGGGTAGGAAGTATTGGATGGGATAATCCGGGATAATTATTAATTTAAATTATCATTAATATTATTTTAATTAATTAAATAAAAAAAAAATATTAATAATAATTAAATAATGACTGAACTAGATAAATTAGTCGACGAATTAGCAAAAATGGCAATGGATCTAGGATTAAACATAGAACAAATAAAAGACTGTTTAAATGATGCATCTACAAAACCTTCAAAAAACCCTTTTGAAAATTTAGGTGCAGATTTTAAACCTGCTAGTAAAATAAACCCTGAACTTGAACGATTAGAAAATTTATTTGCAGTTGCAGTAGATGAGGACGAAGCGTATACAGCAAAAGATTTTTTAAGTGATGAAGGTTATGACCAAGAGGGAGCTCAGAGGAAATTTGATATGTCTTTTGATGAGATTGTAAATTATTTAGAAAATAAAAGGAGGGGATTAATAGGTGCAAGTGATGTTACTTTAAATCAGGATGATGCAAGTGATTTTTACCTACGAGAAGCTGCTAGGTCTGGTGTTGAAGAAAACACAGGTGATGACGAACAAAAAACAGATAATAGACCCGGTTCTTCAAACAATCCTTCAAACAATCCTTTTAATAATCTTTTAAGATTCGGTAAAACAGCATTCGGTAAAAAGATTTTGAGTAAAGCAACAGAATCTGTACGTCAAATTGCTAAAAAGAAAGGTATTTATATTGTAGGAAGAAAAGGAAAGAAATTCCTTGGTATCCGTTTTACAAAAAAAGGAAATTACAGTAAAAACAAGAAAGGAAGACCTAACGGTAAGATGTATACACTAGCCGGTCTAAGGAAAATGAAAAAGAAAAAAGTAAGTTTCAAAAAGCTTCCACAACTTATCGATATGATGGATACTGGTGCGGTATTGAAAAAACATAAAGACTTCAAATTTGGGTTTGAACTCAAAAAACAAAGAAAGAGTGGTTGCGGTTTTGGTTATACATTCCCAGTAGGTGCTGGTTATGGTAGAAGTTCTGCGCTATTGTACGGTAAATTATAATATTGTTATCAATTATGAATCCCCCTAAATTAGTAGACCCTAAGGTGTTACGCGATTTAGCAATTCCTCCTCCTCGTGATAGAAATTTTTTCGAGGTTCAAAAATGGAATATTGCTATTATTGTCATAATGTTTTTAGGCTTTATCTTCCTTTTAGGAAGATTTAAGGGAATACATAATACAAATTTACAAAATCTTCCAGATTCTATTAAAAATAATGAATACCATCAAAAAATAATGGCAGAAAACTTAACGCGTTTCTAAGGGGATATAATAATAAGTAGTATTTAGTAATGGAAGACGAGTTTGAAGGTGGTTCTACATCTTTAAGTGCACTTATGAATAAAAACCCTCCCCCAATGAACACAGCTAGGCATATGCCACAAAACACAGTTGGACAAGGAGGACCTGTTTCAATGAGAGACGTATATGATAAAAGAGGAGGACCTGGTACTTACGACATGCCACCACCTCCTAGGCAGATGCAAAATTTACCTCCTCCGCAACAAAATATGCAAAATCATACACAAATTAGACAACCTCCTCAAACGATGGAACCACCACCAGTAATACATCAACCTCCTATGATGAGAAGACCTCCTCAAGATCATAGTAGAGTAATGATGAGAGAAGGATTCCAACAACCTAGAAGAAATATGAAAATTAGTAAAATGAAAAAACCTAAAGGAATGTTAG